ACTCCTGAAAACATGTGGGCAGCGGTCGATGACTATGTGCGAGTCTATCCTCCTGGATCTGATCGTGTTCAACCGTATTTCGCCGGAGATTCGGCGACATTTGAATATTCTTTTGCCATCCCACTTGACCTTCCAGGCTTCCCCAGACATCCGATCAGCGGTGATCCCTTTATCTACGCTGGTCGATTCGATCTTCTCGGCAAACGCGATGGCCGGCCCGTCGTCCGAGATGAGAAGACTGCTCAACGTTTGGAATCTAATTGGGCAGAAAAATGGGATCTGCGGAGCCAATTTTTGGGCTATTGTTGGGCCCTCCAGCATTTCGGAATTCCTTGCAACACTACTGTGGTTCGAGGAGTCATCATAACCAAGACCATGATCCGCCAGGTCGAGGCGATCAAAATCTATGCCCAGCACCTCATCAATTTGTGGTACGAGCAGCTTCGCCGGGACCTGCACCGGCTTTGCAGGTGCTGGGAGGACTCCTATTTCGACTACAACCTCGGCGATACCTGCACCGGATATTCGCACTGCTCTTTCATTCCCCTCTGCTCCTCGGCTTCGCCGAGCAATTGGTACGGCAGCTATGAGGTAAATCGATGGAACCCACTGCTCACCAACCCCAGTGCTGCGCAACCTGCTCTTTCTGGGGATGGCACGGAAACGGACCAGAACCACTCCTAGCCCAATGCTCGCACCCATTTTGGTCTTGCTTGCAAGATTCGAGGTTCAGATGCCTATACTACAGCCAGAGAATTCCGGGCTTGGCCATGTATTCACCTGCACCTCCTGCGGATGGGAAATCCATTCCTTCGAATGGGACGGGATCCCCGTCTGCCTCGAGTGCCGATGGCCCCACATTCCCCGACCAACCAGAGGACTAGTTCAAAATGACGAACGCAACAATCCAGCCCCCAGCGACCCTGATCATGGGCCCTGCGGGGAGCGGAAAGACCAGCTCTCTAGCCACGTTAGCGCGCTGTGGGGTGGAGGTTTTTGTTCTGGTAACCGAACCGACCGGGGTGGACTCTCTGTACGACTCGTGGGAACGGACGGGTGCGGACATAAATCTATTGCACTATACGACCGTGCCGCCGGCTTCCGCTGGCTGGGGAGCGCTAAAGGACATGGCGGTCCGTATCAATGCCATGAGTTACAAGGACCTCAGCGAACTGAAGAGCGGAGTGGGGAAGGAACACCAAAAACAATACCCCAAACTCCTGGCAAACCTGGAAAACTTTCATGACCAACGGACCGGCAAGGATTTTGGCGACGTTACTTCTTGGGGTGCCGCTCGGGCTCTGGCTTTCGACAGCCTTAGTGGTGTTAGTCTTATTGCTTTGCAGCACACCGTGGGCTTCAAGCCTTCTCCCCACCAGGGCGAGTGGGGAATTGCCATGTCCGCCGTCGAGATGCTCCTCCTCAAACTAAGCTCGGACTGCCAATGCTTCTTTGTGCTCACCAGCCATATCGAGAAAGAACCTGATGAAATCACCGGGATGGCCAAGGTCACGGTCAGCACCCTCGGGCGCAAGCTCGCGCCCAAGATCCCCCGCTTCTTCTCCGAGGTGGTACGGGCCCGCAAAGACGCCACGGGTAAGTTCCTATGGGCGACACTTGACTCGGAGGCCGATCTCAAAAACCGCGCCTTCCCTAGCTCTAACGGTTTCCCCCAAGATTTCGCTCCCCTTGTCGAGGCCTACCGCCGCCGAGTTAAAGCATCTCTTACAGGTCCTAGCGCTGCGGCTGGGTAGATAATTCCGCAGTCTCGAACCAACCAGCAACCAAGGAACCAAGCACATGTCATTCGATGCAAACGCCTTCCTAAACCAAACCATAACCGAAGCCAACTCCACCCGGACGGTCCCCTGCCCGGAAGGAGAATTCAAAGCCTTTATCGACGATGGCGAAAAAGCCATCACCACCCGAGAAGGCGGCCTCGATCGCAACGGGAACGAGCTTTCCCCGCAACTGGTCGTTCAGTTCGCGGTTATGGGGGATCAGATGCCGAACCAGGTCCTCAAGCGGGACAAGGTACTGGTGCCGATGAATATCTGGCTGGACATCAAGGACGGCGCGCTGGACATGAGCGAAGGGAAGAACGTCGGCCTAGGCCGCCTCCGCCGCGCGGTGGGCCAAAATGACCCCGGTCCCTGGTCCCCGAACATGCTAAAGGGCAAAGGCCCTGTTATGATCAAAGTTACCCAGCGCAGCGACAAAAACGATCCGGAGCAGAAGTACGGGGAAATCTCCCGAATCAGCCCCATCACCGCTTAAGGGCGCAGTCCCTTGAGGCCCCCCGGCTTTTCGCCTTCCAGCACCCCTTGCCGGGGGGCTCCTTTTGGAGGATCTCATGGAAGCATTCCGCGAAGGCTTAGTTATCTTTTTCCGCACCCTCACCCCACTCCTACCCGGCCAAACCGAGGCCCAGCTCGCCCGAAGCGTACACCCCAACGGCCGAGATATCGAGGTCAATCGTGCCGGCTTCGATAACGATTATATTGTCACGGACGAAGAGGGCACCATCATCGGAATCTACCCGCGGGAGTGGGTAGCCGCTATCATCCCAATCTCAACTCGAGGCCCCGCCGATGCAGAAAATCGCCAGGCAGACGCTGACCATCCCTCCGAGGCAGAGGCGGGAAATACCCAAGGCAAGCCTCGACGAACTTCGAGACTCAATAATTGAAAACTCGCTCCTCCACGCCCCGGTGGTGCAAGCCACCCCGGACGGCAAGTTCATCCTCGTGGCCGGCGAACGCCGGCTGCGGGCCCTGGATGCTATTGCAGAGGCCGGGATAACTTTCACTTATAATAAAGAGCAATTCTCTCCCGGCACTCTGCCCGTGGTACTATTGAGCGAGGCCCTCAATGATATCCAACGTGCTGAGATCGAGCTTGCAGAAAACGTGGTCCGCCTTGAGCTTCCTTGGCAGGACCGCGTTGCTGCTCTTGCTTATATTCACAATATGCGTAAAGCTCTATCACCTAATCAATCTATTGCCGATACCGTCCGTGCAATCGCTGCGGAGCGAGGATCGGAGCTTACCGGGCCTGGGGGAGGAACCGCTGAAAGCACTTTACAACAGGCCATTCGTCGCGCCACGATCATCAACGAACACCTGTCTAATCCCGAAATAGCCAAAGCCCGGAATGCCACCGAAGCCTTCAATATCATTGTAACTAACGAGCAGCGCGCTTTTGAGGCCGAGCTAATACGCAGAGGCCAGCGCAAGGTCATTACAATCGAGGTCCGCCATGGTTCACTATTGGAAATTCTTCCGAAACTTGAGCCGAGCACGTTTGACACAATTCTTGCGGACCCTCCATACGGGATCGGGGTCGATACAGGAGGATTCCGCCAACGCACCATCGTCCACCACAACTACTCCGACGACCCTGACACCGCCCGAGGGATCCTCGCCTGTATTCTCAACGAAGGTTTCCGAATCTGCAAACCCCGAGCTAATCTTTTTATCTTCTGTGACATTGATTTATTCGGATGGCTCAAAGAATCTTCCGCCCGAGCGGGATGGGACCCTTTTAGAACTCCAATTACCTGGGTCAAGAGTGATTCTGAAGGCATGGCACCTTGGGGGCGGGAAGGTTTTCGCCGTACCACCGAATGGATTTTCTTTGCCCGTAAGGGCCAAAAAGGTCTCATTCATTCCCCAGTGGATGTACTTCGCCATAACCGAGTTGCACGCGATGAACGGGAGTATGGACCTGAAAAGCCCGTGGCTCTCATTAAGGAACTTCTTGCTGCTTCTACCTTACCTGGTGATTTCGTCCTCGACCCTTGCTGTGGCTCTGGTTCTACGCTGGTTGCAGCAAAAGAACTAAACATGAAAGCCCTCGGGATCGAGCAGGACCAAAAAGCTTACAACCTATCCCTCGTCAAATCCCAAGGAGGCACCAATGGGACCACAGAAGGGCAACAGACCGGATGACCGGCCTTCAGCAGATGTCAACCTGATTCGGGAGACCGAAAAGGCTTGGCTTCTCGAACTCCCCAACGGAGTAAAGGAATGGTTCCCCAAAAGCCAGGGAGAACTATACAAACACGGAGATAACACTTACACGCTCTGTGGGGAGGAATGGCTCATGAAGGACAAAGGAATGATCTGATGCCTACTTATGCACCAGCCCTACCACCAGACGCTCCCGATCTCTGGTACGGCACCTCAGGCCCCCGCCAAGCGGAGATCGCGGTAGTTGCCGAATCGTGGGGCAACTCCGAAGCATATGAGAAAAAACCCCTGGTCGGGCCATCCGGCAGCGAGTTCAACCGAATACTAAACGAGGCTGGCCAATCCCGCAGCCAGATCTTCTGCACCAATTGCTTCGGGGCGCAGCCCCCGAACAATGAAACTTTTCGTTTCTTCCACCACAAAGACAGCGGGTATGCAAAATGGAAGGGCCTCCAGCCGACAAATTGGGCGAAATCCGAGCTAGAGCGACTATACCAACAGCTAAGGGAGGTGAGGCCGAAGGTTGTCATTGCCGCTGGCAATTATGCACTCTGGGCGCTGACGGAGAACCTGGTATCATTCTCATCCGAGTCGGTGGGGGATGGTGTCACGGTCCTTGCTCCTACCGGGATAATGTCCTGGCGCGGCTCAATGCTGGAATCATCCGCCATCACCGAGCTGCCGGGTTTACGGGTTCTCCCTCTGATCCATCCGGCAGCCATACTGAGGGCGTGGTATCTAAGAGCGGTGACTATCCATGACCTGGCTTCCCGGATTCCATATGCACTTAGTGGTGATTGGAGACCAACTCCACCTCCAACTGTGCTACACCTTCCCAGCTACGGGGCCGCTGACCATGTGCTTGGAAACTGGCTCATTCACGCTGCAAGCGGAAATCTGCTCCGCTTGTCTTGCGATATCGAAACTTCTAAGGGATGCATCACCTGCATTTCCTTTGCCGACGGACCTTATTGTGGCGGATCAACTGCGCTCGTCATACCGCTTGTGCGACCCCGAAGCGGTGGAGCTTTTGACAACTACTGGAGTTTTGAGGAGGAATTCCGAATAGTTCGCACCATGCGCCTACTTATGGGGCACCCCAATGTCCGAATCGAAGGCCAGAATTTCAACTACGACACCCAATGGATCGAGCGAGATTGGGGAATCACCCCTAATCTCGATTTCGATACCATGCTCGCTCACCATCTTCTATGGCCAGGAACCCCCAAAGGACTCGATTATCTGGCTTCCCTGTACAATAAATATTACTGGTATTGGAAAGACGATAATAAGGAGTGGGACATCAAGGCGGGGGGTTGGGAAGCGCATCTCCGGTATAACGCTGAAGACGCCCTTCGGACTTATGAGTGCGCCACCGAGCTGCGTTCCCAAATCGATGCGCAGGGCTTTGGAGGGCATTGGGCCTTGGAAAAAGCCAAAAATAACATGGCCCTCGAAATGATGCGCCGCGGGGTCGCGATCGACCGCAAGAAGCGCTCCGATATGGGCTTCGCCCTAGCCTGGGAAAAAGGAAGGATCAACGATTGGCTCGCAAAAATCATTCCACAAAGCTGGTTACTCGAGTCCGAGTACGCGCCAAAGACCTCCAAAAAGTGTTGGTGGGAATCGGGAAAGCAACAGAGAGATTTATTCTATCGCATTCTCGGCTTCCCGATGAAACGCTCGAGGAAGACTGGCAACGAGACCCTGGATGCCGAGGCTTTAGAGCGCCTCCGGAAGGACGTGCCATGGGCTGGACGCTTGTGGGACGCTTTAGAGCTTCAAAGAAGCATTGGAGTGTTTTACAACACGTTTATCGGCGCAGAGCTGGAAATGGATGGACGTATGAAGTGCAGTTTCAATACCGCTGGAACGGAAACCTTCCGCTGGAGTTCCTCGACCAACGCGTTCTGGCGGGGCACGAACTTGCAGAACATCCCCAAGGGGGAAGAGAAGGACTAGCCCATGCGAAGCACAGCGAGCATAGTGGTACCTGTCAGCAGCGGACCCCCGCCCCCGACCATCCACTTCCACAAGCTGGACCCCCGCGCCAAAGCCCCAACCAAGAATAACTCTTGGGCGATCGGATGGGATGTATATGCTTTCCTCCTCACCGAATCAGGTCGAGCCACCTCCCGCCAACTGAACCAACGCGCCACCACCTTCGTCCCCACCGGCCTAATTGTTTGGCCGAGTGAGGGCTATTATATTCAAGTCCACAATCGCTCAATTCTAGCCCGAAGAGGCATCCTAAACCCCGCGGGAATCGTGGATCCAGATTATTCCGGCCCTCTAGACATCATGATGTACAATGGAAGCTTCGAGACCCACTATGTCGCCCACGAGCACCGAATTGCCCAACTCATCCTCACTCCCATCACCAGCTGCCACCTCGTTGAAGAAGAGCGAGGGCCCGCCCCGTTCGGAAGAGGGCCCAACGGATACGGAACTTCTGGACTTTAGGCTTCCAAACATCCGCAAGATGTTCGTCCCCGATCCCGGCAAGGTGATCGTGGATGCAGACCTAGCCGGCGCTGACGCCCAGGTAGTCGCCTGGGAAGCGGATGATTCCAAGCTAAAATCCGCCTTCCGGGAGGGCAAATCGGTCCACCTCATGAATGGGGAAGATCTCCTTGGCCAAGAATTTCTATCCGCCCCTGGTCACCACAAATCGCCAGGCACGCCGAAAGGCCGAATGTATGACGCGCTCAAGAGGTTTGTCCATGGGACCAATTATCTTAGCACGGCTCGAAACCTCCACCTCAACCCCGCAGTGGCATGGCCCCTCCAAGCTTGCGAGGCGCGGCAGCTCCGCTGGTTCACCCTCCACCCCGGAATCCCTGCTTGGCACCAGCGGGTTCGAGATCAAATTAACCGATCACTTACTATCCGAAATCAATTCGGCTATCGCATCGTATATTTCGACCGGCCTGATTCCGTACTTACTCAAGCTGTCGCCTGGGGACCGCAAAGCACGGTCGCAGAAGTATGCTTTAGAGGTGCGCTCCAGCTCCGGGCAAATGTCCCGTGGGTCGAGCTTCTCCTTCAAGTTCACGATAGCATTGTGTTCCAAATCCCAGCACATCGGTGGGGAGAGGCTTCTACTCTCGATACCATTAAGCGACATCTTGAAATTACCGTGCCTTACAATGATCCCCTCACAATCCAGTGGGGGATAGCGGGAAGCCCCACTTCGTGGGGAGACTGCAAATAAGCGCGAGGGGACCAATGACCAATGGTGAGAAAAGCAGCAAATTGGCTGAAAACATATATGAGCTATACGAGAGACTCGGAATCCCCGACACCGTTTCATTTCTGGACGGGTGTGTCTGTCTTGGCTGGCGCACTTCGCAGGCGCGTGTGGCTCGACATGCGGAAGTTTCAGTGGACCCCCAATTTTTACATTATACTTGTCGGGCCCCCGGGAGTAGCAGCGAAATCTACCTCTATATCTATGGGAATGAGCCTATTATCCAAAGTGCCCGGAGTCAAATTTGGGCCAGAAAGTATGACCTGGCAAGCCCTCGGCAAAGACCTTGAGGACGCTATCGAGCATATCGAATGGACTCGCCCTGACGGTCTCAAGGAGCGCGTTGCGATGTCCTGTCTCACCATTCCAATCAGTGAGCTGGGCACGTTCCTACACCCTGACGATGACCAGCAGATGTCGATCCTCATCCGCCTCTGGGAAGGGCAGACTGACACCTTCCGACATAAGACTAAAGCTAGCGGGAATGTCGAGATCGACAACCCTTGGCTTAATATTATCGGCGCCACCACTCCCGCATGGCTGAAAGAGAACTTCCCCGAGCCAATGATCGGGGGCGGTCTTACCTCCCGCATAGTTTTCGTATTTGGGGATAAGAAGCGCTCCCTTATAGCCTACCCGGATGAAGTGATTCCCTCCAACCAAGTAAAGCAGCTCCGAGATGACCTCATCACTGACCTTGTATCTATTAGCCAACTCAAAGGACCCTACGAGCTATCTTCTTTTGCCCGCCAGTGGGGACGCGCCTGGTATACCGATCACAATAATCCTGACCTCAGACCCGCTCACCTCGCTTCCGATCGGTACGACGGCTATCTTGCTCGTAAGCAAACCCATATACATAAATTTGCCCTCATTCTTGCTGCTGCCAAGCGGGACCAGCTCATTATCGAAGAGGATGACCTCAAAGAAGCAGAGCAAATCGTCACGGATAATGAACGAGATATGCTCAAAGTTTTCGATTCTATTGGAGTTGTCTCCCAAAGCAAACATGTGCAAAACATCGTCAGTATTGTGCGATTTAATGGATTCATTACCAGCAAAGAACTCTGGTCCCGATCCATGAATTATATGACTTTGAAGGAATTCGAAGAAGCGACCCGCGCCGCGATCCATGGCAAATTGCTCGAGGTTACCACGATCAGCGGAATAAGCGGGGTGGTGTGCCCATCAGGTGCCAAAAAGGGGCCATAATGAGACCGATAATATCCCCAAGATCAATCTACTACCGCCTCCGCGAGAAATCCCTCATCTGGATCGCCTGGCACCTGCCTCGGGATCTGGTGTACTGGTGCACGATCCGAATTGGTGCCCACGCCACTCAAGGCGAATGGGGGCACGAGTGCCCCTCCAACCTGCTTTATTTCACCGCCCTGGCGCGCTGGGAGCAAAAGGACAATTCCCCTATTGAACTGGCTTCACCGATTGGAGCCCCGTGGGCTCCTGACCACGAGGGTAATATTTCTCCATTTCCCGAGCTATCGGAACATTACTCTTTTGAGCAGGAAGACCCGACTCCTGCATCTGCTGAACACGAAGCCTCTGCTGGATCGAACTCTGCAACTGCTGGGTCGTTATTGCCTTTGCCCTCGCCTCTGGAGGTAAATCGTGATTAAACTTCTTAATCGCATCGGTCACGCGGGCGCGGTTCTCGGGATCTTGGGTCTTCACGGTTTCAGCGAACTGCCTGAGCAGGCCCTGGCGACGGAGATCGTAAAAAGCCGCGCTCTGATTTACAGCGGAGATATAAGCCCACTCAGCGGTGAGCCGCCTGGGCTGGAACCCTCCGATCCTGGCGAGGATTTCCATCATCTGCTGTGTATCCGCAACGTTGAATCGGACTACAGCATTTCCGGCCGCGTTTACCTCTTTTCCCTGCGTAGCCCACCGATATGCATGACTCAGGTTTCCCAGGAACTTCGGCGCGATGGCTTCGTACTTCTTCAGATCCGTGAAGTTTTGGTTACTACTGGCGAAATCGTAGATACTGAGCGGGAGACCGAAAGCGGCGCCACTCGCGCGGGTAATCTGCCGGAGCTCCTCCTCTTTTGGATTCTTGGTAGCGCCGAGGGGAGCGAGCGGATCAAACCCAAGCAGGTCCCCAAATCCCACCGCTTTACTCATATCCACCGTGGGCACCCAATTCATGCCAAGGGAGTGCATAACCGCGGGAATCCCGAAACCTTGCGCGGAAAGCCCATGCATTAGCAGGTCCGGCCCATACTTCTCACTAACAACATCGTGAGCAAAATGTCTAGCCTCATCCTCGAGATCAAAGTCTTTTCCGAAGAGTCTGTAAGCCAGAGTCTTTATAAGGGAGTTCACGTTTTCGAACCCCATCATCCCTTGCAGTCCGCCGAGGGCCCCCATAACCACGAGCCACCGGCCCAGCATCGCAGGATTGGAGATCAGATTGAACATCGTATTCTGTCCGAAGAGCTTGAATACGAGAGCCGTGCTCCCTATGGCCCCGCGCATCACCCGTGGACGCGCGTACTGGGCGTATTCGAACTGGGTGTGGTTGACAGCTCGCTGGGCTGCGAGAAATGCTCCCGCTTCCTGCGGGGTCCAATTCATCCCCTTGGGATCGGTCAATTCCTTGTAAATGATCCCGTTCTCCGCAACAGCAGCTTTGACCTCAGCGTGATCCGGGTGAGCATACCCGAGATCGAGCGCGGCGCGAGCGGCAAGTCGCCTATTATACTGCTCCGTCATCTCGAACATCCAAGAGCTTGCCTCTTGGAATTTAAGCCATCCGGCCTCTCCCTTCTTGCCGAACGGACGGAGGAGGTTGCGATCTTCCGAGATTGCCGCCAGCTCATGGGCCTGCGTTTCAGAGATCGTGCCACGTTTCACCATCTCTGCAAGAGCCCGTGCTACGAAATTCTCAGGGGTATTCTTTCCCACGACACCTTTACTGACTAAGGTGCCCTTCTTGTAGAAATTGTACAGGTTCGTACTTGCCCGAAGCAATGCTCCGATCGCTCTGACATCTCCATATTTTGAGGCCAGGTATGGATAGGTCATCAGTGGAGTTTGGGTTAAGTTGGTAGCAGCCGAGGCCGGATTGAAACCGAGGTACCAATGGAACATCATCCCCCTGAGGCCAGCCCAATCATTCTTCGGGTTGACCCAAGCATCATAATGGTCTTGCATAAATTTGACTATTTTATCCAATCGGACGGCGCCGTCCTTGTTCCCAGCACGGCTTCGCCGTTCCGCGTCGGAGGCGAGGCTATTGATCTGGTCACGCATTTGATCGCCCCAACGAACCCGCGTAAAGTGCCGCGCCCCATGATGGAAGAAGTGAGCATAATTGCGCATGAAGTCAGTGCTGTATCCGGGCACCAGATCAAGTTCGCGGAACTGGTGTTTAAAGCTCTGACCGGGAGCATAGTCGAATCGGAGTTGATCCAGGACGCCTTTCTGGGTGCTAGAGAGGTTAAGCTTGTCCGCAATAACATCGATAAGCCCGGGAGGCATACCAAGAAATATCGATGCATCTTTCGGTACTTCTCCTGGCAAGACAATATCACCCGGAAGCCGATCGGGGTGCTTTTTCAGCACTTCAACGATCTGACGCTGACGCCTCAATGAGTTGGTCTGCTCGCTATGTCTTATGTTGCCTTTGCTGTCATAGACGGTGATGAGGTATTTCCCAAATCGGGTGAGCGGCACAAACGGCCTGCTCTTCAATTTGTCCACCTGCATGTTTATGTTCTGGATATTGACCGCCTGCCGTGCTGGGTCGGTAATCCGACGAGCATCTTGTATCAGGAGGGTCCGATAGTTTTCGAGAAACTTGTCAAAATCCTGGACCATTCCTTGAAAAAGTTTCACGGACTGTTCGCTGAGATCGTGCTTTTTGACCCAAGCAGCAAACTCCTCAGCATTTGGGCGCCGAAAAAGGCCGTCTTCCGTGTGGGGGAGCTTAAAGAGCCCGTTAGCATATGCGTCAATAGCTTTAGTGAGACGGAGTTGCTCCTTCGCATCCCGGATCGCACCCCATTGGATTACCCTCTGGTGAGCATCGCGCATAATATTGTTAGCCTCCCAATTCGCGAAGCGGTGCATTCCGAGATAACCGGCGAGTTGGGAGAGATGTGGATTCAGTTCCTGCACCTGGGGCAAACTTAGGAATAGGTTGTAAAACCAATTCATCCGATCGCCATGAGCCGCCATGGCTTCGCCACCGGCCGCCCCGAGGCCGAGCTTGCTAACAATATCCCGCCCCCCACCTGTGCTGGCTTGCTCAGGCACCGCGGTGGTTTCCGGCGCGCCCTCCCGATCGAAGGCCGCGGCTGCCGCCTTCTTGGTATCCATCTCGAACTGCTCTTTGATCGGCTCGATATAGCCTCCCGGCAGCCCCCACCGATCGTCGAGGAAACTCTGAATTGCTTTGTCCGGAGTCCCCGCAAGGGGGTCCGTCTTTTGGAAAAAACCCAGCATCTTGCGGATCTTATTCGCAACCTTCTTGAAGAACCCATCGGCTACGCCAAGAGGCTTCGCGTCGGTCTGCATATATTTCGCAACCTGCTCGGAAAACCACTCCTCAAAACTCAGAAAATACTTCTTGCTATTCGGATCAAGATCGCTGAGCCGATAGCCGTCATGCATCGCTCTTGCGCCAGTCATGATAGAAACCGCATTATCACGCAAGCGCCGCACATCCCCAACCAGGGTATCATTAGGGTCAAACTTGGCTCGGAATCTTCTAAACGCATCGAATACCGCCGCCTGCTCCCCGGTTTTCGCGGTCATGAACAGGTTGTGCATGATCACATGCCCGAACTCATGGCTTGCAGCCGCATAGAGATCATGTTCTGTAAGAATCCGCTTAGTGTTGATATCGATGATGTAATTTCCGGTAGCAGGATCAAAACCATCCCGCACACGGCCACGCCAATCAGTGTCCATCGGAAGCGCGTTGAACGTAATTCCACGGCTGACTCCCAGCTCATTGCTAGTTTTACGAATAAACTGATCAATTTTACCTGCCGCTTTGGTTAGGCGAAGGGGGAATGGGTTAGTCTGCACCACATCGCTGAGAGTTTTAACCCCAGCCTTCGGCTTCAGATCGCTATCATGCATCATCCCGGTTCGAACCACCCCGCTCATTGCGGGAGTCAGCTTAAGGACTGGCACCTCCCCGCGCCCGCTAGGCGCTTTGACCTTCTCCACCGTGGTGCCAAGCTGTTTAGCTAGCTTCTGCATTGCGCGGGGGATCGCTTTGTCCGCGGCAGCAATTTCTTCCGGGGTCCCCCCGCGATCCCGAACCATATCTCCATTCGCCATTGCGAGTTGATCAAACCCGGAATCAGTAGCCCACCGGGCAAGCCGAGTTACCCCCACCTCATGTATGCTACCCCGAATTCTTGCTGCTTCCGGATCAAGCGGGTGGAATTGATCCACGAAATGGATCTTTTGCCCAACAGGACCAAGCTCGGTATGGCCAACCGTTTGAGCGGCGACCCCTCCCGCACCGAACTTCCCAGCCGCATAGCCAGGCGCAGGATCTGCGTACATGGTAAGCTCGGAGCGTCCATCGGGAAGGGTCGCCTCTCTTAGCCGAAGTGCATTTGCCTCCACATGGTTGAGTAGGTCCTGTTTGCTGATCTGTCCACGCTGGTCTTCGAGGTATTGGGGGATAAGGATCTGTTGCCTCTCTTCGCTTACCGGCTCCCCCGCTTGCAAGGTGCGAAGCACCTCCTTCGCACTGGCGCGCTCAGGCATTTTGCGACTGATAACCTCCGCCGCATCCGCATAGACCGCGGGATCGTACATTAGAGGGGTAAGCTCCCTCTCATATATCCCGCCCGCGGCTGGCACCGCCTCTGGAGCACCTAGGGCGCGCCGAGTAAGCGGGCTTTCACCCACTTCCGGAGCTTCCGCCCCAGCAGGCGGGCCAAGCGGAGCAGCGGGCTCAGCAGCCTCCCCTCCCTTGCGCTCGCCAATATGCTGAATCTCCTCCCCAATCGTTTTGGGGCGCTGCGCTTCCGCAGCCTGCATAATGGCAAGATCGGAGGCAGCGGTAGCCTTTTCCCCCTCCCCTCGTACTAATCCCTTGACCTGATCTAGTGCCCGGAAAGTACGATGTATACCATAACCAGCAAGGCCACCAACGAGCATATCAGTAAGAACCTGCTCAGCATTAGGCGCCTCCCCATGACTTAGCGCGGTCGCCACATCCTGTCCCGCCATAAGGCCTGGTTGGACGAGGCTAAGCTGCACAAATGCCTCAAGCATGGGCCGCTTCAGAGCATCCACCACGACCCCATTAAGCTCTTGCGCCACCTTCCCGGTAAGAGGCATCTTGCCCGCGAACCCCATCGCCGCGGCGAAGCTCGCCGCGATCCCAGAATCCACAATCGCTCTCTTCATCGCCGAGTCGGGGTCCAAACCGGCGCTTCGCGCGGCATTATAAGCAGGGACCACACGTTCAATAGCCGCTTCCGCACCGAATCCGGCGATTCCCGCAACGGGTCCCCCAACCAGAGTAGCAGCACCAGCAGCACCAAGCCCAGGAGCAACACCCCCAAGATTACCAGCAAGCTGAGCCGTCCACCATTTCCAATTCGACCAGCCCTGGCTGATGGGTTCAGCCAGCAGGTTGTCCAGCGCATCCTTAGTCTCCGGATGCAATTTCCCAGCCTGGTACTGATCTTCAAGACTCAGCCCTCCCACCCCTTTGGGTAAAATGACCTGCGAACCAAGAGCTAGGTTAGTAGCTGCCTCGACCGCTTTTCGCCGCGCCGCGCCCCAAGTCGCTTCCATGAAACCAGGAGTTTCCGCCTCGCTATCCAAGGCATGTTGCTTGACCTGATCAAGCCCTTGCTCGGGCACGTGAGGAGGTGGATTGCCCTGCACTTGCTGTGGCGACCCCACAGGCGGGGGAGGGGGTTGGACCTCCGCTCCTGTGCCCGCGTGAGCGGGAGGCTGCGCGGTCGAGGCTCCAACCTGGGTCGCCTTCTGCTTCAACCAAACATTCGGATCGAACGGAGCAACGCTTTGTTCCGCCGCTTTTTGATTCAGATACGCATCAGGATCGAACGGCTGCGGCGCGGCCGCAGGTTCCGGTGGTTTTTCCGCCAAATACGCATCTGGATCGAAGGGGGGCATTATTGCCTACCAAGTCTGCTCATAATCTGCGCCGCGCGAGGATCATCGGGATGGGTTCTGGCCCAATCCAGCGCCTGGGCGTCTTCCGGAGCCATGGTCGGGCCGGCTCCGCCCCCGCCTCCGCCTTCCCCTTTAACAAGCCGTTCTGCTTGGGCAGAAAGCACCGGGTCCGCCAACATCTCGGTTTTGGTTAACTTCGGCCGATTAGTAGCTCTCCGCATCAAATTCAGAGTAGTATCGGTAGAGCTTCCAGGATTAAGAATATCATCCTGGGGCTCTTTGCTCAAGCGGTAGCGGTTCCAGAGTGCTTCCTTAGCGCTCTGTTGCTTGAGGGACAGCTTGTCCCCCTGATTTCGGGTCAGGTAGTATTGCGAATGCGCCTTGCTCAGCTCTTCGCTGGAAGCGACCTTGCGCTCCTCCAGAGCCATTTTCTCTTCTGCTTGCTGCCGCTCCTCTTCCGCTTTCACATTGCGCTGGGTGGCTTCGGCGCCCGCCCCAGCAGCCTCCGCCCAGTGCCCGAGCGCGGTCTGACCCGGAGCCCGAGGCTGCATAAGCTGGAGCCCGAAATTGATCATAGCCGCATTATTTTCAGGACGGCTCGTCCAGGCATTCCAAAGCTTGCCGAGCGTGCCCTGCTGGCTCGCATCCGCTGCTTGCCCTGGCTTCACATCCTGCTGGAGGGTAGCATCCGCCGGCTGCCCCGCAGGTTGAGAAGGATCCAGTGGGCTATCTTGAGCATACGTTCGCATCAAGCCCTCCCTAGTAGGTGCATAAGAGTTGCCACGCCCCCCGGCCTGCCCTGGCCAGCGAGTGCAAGCAGGTTAGC